GGATTTCAAATTGATGGATATTCTGTTGGAACAACTGTTCAAGCAACAGGATTAAATATAATAACTAACGGTTCAAATGCAGATAATTACCATACTCATAATCATGTAACTGTTGTTGATGTTGGCGTTGCTATGACTCCATATACTGCATTGTTAACTGATAGGTATTTATCAATTGATCCATCATCTGGAGCAATAACAATTAATTTGCCATCTGCACCAACTAATGGGCAACAAATTACTTTTAAAAATAAAACAGATTCAAATAATAATATTACAATAACTCGTGCTGGAAGTCAAACTATTGATGGAGCATCTCCAAGTATAGTAATGTCAACTGCAAGAGCGTCCATAACATTAACATATAATGCTGTTGCTACTGATTGGGAGATTTCATAATGGCTTATAAATTTACAAATGGTTTTGAAAAAATAGCAACAATAGATTTTATTAATGGAGCCAGTACTGGAACATTATCTAATGGTGGAAATCAAACTATTGCCGGATATACAGGATGGCTTATTGAAAATTGTGGAGGCTCTGTTGGGGCAATTCAAAATACAAATGCTACTGGATTACAGTTATCTTCTGGTTCATCAGCTTCTAATTTAATTGACTCTACTAGAACATCTGTAATAGCAAGTGCTAGAATAACAGATTTGGCGCCTAATTTTGAATGGTCTAAATACACAAAATTAAGAATATCTGCAATGTTTACATCTGCTAATATGAATGTTAATAATAGAGGATTTATATTAGCTTTTGGTAGATTAGGTGCAGGAGCAGCAACAGATGCAAGACTTGAATGTGTAGTTCAAAATGTTACTTCTATAAAATATTATGCTAAGTCTAATTATTTGGGAACATCATTAGCTACTAATGGTCAAACAGCAAATAATACTGATGATATTTTACAAGTAACCACAGATTTATCTTCTTATGGATTGGGAATAGCAACATCATTTGCAAGTTCTGGTGGAAATATTCCTGATAGTAATCAATTAGCAACTATTAGGGGAACTTTTGCTCCAACTTCCGGCTCTATATCTGAGCCATATGGAACTACAGACGAACTTTGCGTATTATTATCTGCAATAAATCCTGCTGGTGGAAGTTATACTGTAGTTGTAAAAAAACTTCTTATTGAGGCAGCATAAATGAAAACTGGTGTATTAACAGATCCCTTTGGAAATCCTATTAGTGGAGGAACAGTTGGTGGTAGTGCTCCAGCTATAGATGCTAATCATATTTATGTTTATAGTTGTTCTGAAACATCTGGTTCAACATTAGTAAATACTGGAAGCGGGTCTAATGGAGATCTAACATTACAAGGCGCTGTTAATACAAATTATTATTTAGGTAGTAATATGGTTGGAAGAAGTTTAAAATCATATTTTGGATTATTAAATAATGGAACTGGTGGTGCATGGTCAGGAACTTCATGTTCAGTTAGTGGAGGTTCTATTTCTATAGAAGCGTTTTTTTTACCAGAAACAACAACATCTGGATATGTATTATATGCTGAAGGTAGTACACCAGCTAATGATTATATTCAAGTTTATTGTCCTACCACTGCTGGAGTTTATCAAGTTAAAGTTAATATTGGTGGATCTAGTATTTCTTCACCAAATATTACACTTCAATTTAATAAAACTCCAATTCATTTTTTAGCAACCTATGATGGTTCTAATGGTAATTTAAAAGTTTATATTAATGGAGCTTTATACACTACTGCTACATATGGTGTTGCAAAATCACTTGCAACAATGGTTGCATTATCTGTTGGTAATAAAAAGGGAAGCACTACTAATAGTTTTAAAGGTTATATTGCACAAGCAAGATTTAGCAATTCTGTTAGGTCTTCTTCTTATGCTATTTCAACCACAAAAACACTTTCTGCTATGTGAGATTTTATGCATACTGGAACACTTACTGACCCTTATGGAAATCCAATATCTACTGGAACATCTTCTCCAGCAATAGATGCTAATCATATTTATGTTTATGATTGTTCTGAAACATCTGGAACAACCTTTTTTAATAAAGGTAGTGGGGTTAATGGAAATGCCACACTTCAAGGAACAGCCAATACTAGTTATTATATTGGAAGCAAAATGATTGGAAGAAATGTTACTGGTTTTAGAAACTTAATAGCTGGCACATCTGGAACAGGTGGTGCAACAACTGGAAATTCATGCTCTATTACTGGAGGCTCTGTTTCTGTGGAGATGTTAGTTGTTTTAAATGATATTAAAGTTGATGGAGCAGCAGACCCTCAAGGCGCTTTTTTTAGAGTGCAAAATGCAACAAATACTGATTATGTACAAATATCTTCTTCATACTATTCTACATCTATATATGCTTCGGCTGGTGTTACTGGGTGGGGAGTAGCTAGCACATCTGCAATTTCATTGGTTGCTAATGGAAGTAGATATCATTTTTTATTAACATATGATGGTACAAATGGTAATATTAAATTTTATGTTAATGGTATTTTAGAAGGACAAAATTCATTGGGTGGTGCAGCTGCTTTACCAACTTTAACAAAAATATGGATAGGTAGTGATAATAATGCTGGTTGGGGATGTATTCAATCATGGATAGCACACATGAGGGTTAGTAATATTACAAGATCTGCTTCTTATGCTATGTCATCTGCAGAGTCTTTTTTAGCTTTATGAGGATATATGAAAACTGGAATATTAACTGATCCCTATGGAAATCCTATTGGAGGAAGTAGTGGTTTAACTGCACCAGCTATTGATTCTAATCATATTTATGTTTATGATTGTTCAGAATCTTCTGGAACAACTTTATCTAATACTGGTGGCGGTTCTAATGGTACTCTTACATTTAATGGTACTGAAAATACTGATTATACTTTAGGAGAAAGATTTTTAGGAAGAAGTATTAAAGGATTTAGAAATTTAAATTATAGTGGAACTGGTGGCGCCAAATCAGGAACTAGTTGTTCTATCACTGGTAGTAATATATCTGTAGAAGCTTTTATTATGATAGATTATTATTCTTCAACTCAAGACGCTGGTTACATAGTATGTGCTGATGCTGGTTCAGCTGATTTTATTTCTTTAGATTTATACTTTGGAAATATTAGATTACAAGTAGCAACAACTGGGCACACAACTGCTCAAGCATATTTTACAACAAATAATATATTAAATTCACCATTACATATTTTAGGAACATATGTTCAATCAACTGGAGCATTAAAAGTATATTGTAATGGTTTACAAACAGCTTCAGCAACAGCTCTTGGAGCTTATACTTTGCCAACTTTAACTAGAGTTTCAGTGGGAGATTTGTCATATTCTTCTGGAACATCTTTTAAAGGATATATTTCTCAAGCAAGATTTAGTAATATTACAAGATCTGCATCATATGCTTTAACAACCGCTGAAAATTTATTGGGAATGTAAGTTTATAATTTATTTACATTATAATCTGTTCCATCTAACGAAACAAAACATAAACTTGAACTATTAGGCGATATAAGTGCAGCAGTTGCAGCACTTTGTAGTGATGTTTTAATATATAATGGAACAAGTTCAAGAGAATTATAAAAAATCCAAATTGCACCAGGATCATCTGGAACTATTATATAACCATCAGTATTAACTGATCCTGATAATTTAATTATAAAATTATTATATTCAGTATCTAATAGTGTTGTAGAATCACTAGGACTTGACATACTAAGTGTAACTTCTACAAATCCAAAATTTGGAGAATTTGCAGTATTAAATGATAAACGATCAATTAATAAATTTTCTCTAGTATTATTTCTTTTTAAAATTGATGACATAATAATTTATCCTTATTGTGAATCTCCAGTTATAATTCCATTAAATCTAATTAAATTAGTAATTGGTATATCTGTACTTAAATCATATATAGCTGAGTTAAATCTTACTTGATAAGTACTTAATCCTCCACTGCCATTAAATTTTGCATATATTGTTGCAACAGGAATATCATTATTAAATTCTATTGTACTACCAAAACCATTTACATTTGCAAAATAAGCAGTCAAATTACTATTTGAATCTGCCCAAATATTATTTGTTCCATCTAAATATACTTTAGTGCCAGTATTTAATCTTATAAAATGATAAGAAGCATTCATGTAATCTGCATTATATAAACATATATTATGCAAATTAATTGTCGAATTAGATATAGATACTTCATTATCATAAATATTGCCACTTCTTGAATCAGTATTAAAAAATAAATCTGCATAATTTTCACCTAAATTAATTTCATCAACAGGTGTTTGAATAAATTTAGATGTATTGCGCATATCAATTACTTGTATGCTACAATTATTTGCATCAATTAACGCTCCATTATCTCCAGTTATAGTTATAAATAAACAATTGTTAATTGTTGTTTGACCGCCATTATTACAAATAATTGTTTGACCTAAACATCTATTAATATTAACATTTCCACCAGAAATATATAAAGTATTAGTATCAAAATTAATTAATTGTATATTTACATTATTAGCAATAATTGGAGAAAATATAACTATAGGTAAAATTAATATATCTACATTATCACTTGATAATGTAGTCCAAGAAGCAAATGGATATCCTGATTCTAATCTTAATTTTCTATCAACATAAAAAGTTGGAAAATTTGTAGTCATAGATGTTGTTCCGCCATAACTTGTTAATGTTAATCCATAACCATCATCTATACCATCACTTATTTTAAATAATCTAGATTCTTCTAGTATATTCCAAGCTACACCTTTTGTTATTTTAGGTGTTCTATTAACAGATCTACTAGTAGTAGTTCTACCAGTTAAAGAATAAGTAGATTCGCTTTTTGGAATTCCTCTAAATATAATTTTATTTCCAGTTGGATTTAGTAACGTCCCCATTGTCCACATAGGATTTATATTTATTGCTTCAGTTAAATCATTATATATAAATATATAAGTATCTTGTAGTAATAACTGATCCCCAAGTCTTGTTGATACTTCAGCAAATGTTTTTAACATATTAGAAGAATCTAATCCAGTATTTTCATTATTTCCATTAATACTATCTATGTGCCATTCATTTTGATAACAGAATCGAATATCTGAACTTATTTTTCTAAACCAGCGTGTATCAACAGGGGAATTAATATTTACACTTTCTAATACTGTAAAATTTTCAGGGTCATCCATTGATAATGATGCATCTTCAAAATTATTAGAAAATTCAAAAAATGCATTCAATGTATTAACAAATGCTAATGTTCCTTCAATTAAATTTGTAGTATCATATTCTTTTAAAGCTGTAATATTGCTAAAAGTTAATGAATTAGTTCCCGGAATCCATTTTGATCCATTCCATACTAACGCTTGTCCTATATTAGGGGCATAACCATCTATTGGTCTATTTTGAATGCCAATAACAGTTTGTGATGTAGAAGATCCAGATAAATCATTATTAAAACTAATGGTTGAAGATCCAGATGTGGTTGGCGCCCAAGCAATACCATTCCATGCAAGCACATCAGAAGTATTTGGTGTAGCACTAGATACGGGTCTACCTTGAATTCCAATTACTTTAGGTAATGTTACTGATCCGCCCAAATCTTGGTCTAATCTAATAAAATCAAAAGAGCCAAATGTACTTTCAAGATAATCTAATCTTGCTCTAACAGTTGAATAAATGCCACTTGGTTTAACTCCAAGTTCAGTTTCTAAAGCAATTATAGCATTACGAAGTCTATTTACAACATCAGCTTGAATTGGCGTATTATTATCAACCACTAATGGAAGACTTAAACTATCATCTAATTGTGCAGGATATTTGATCATTTATTAACCTCTATAAAACTCAGATATATGCTAAAAGTTTAGTATATCTTTACTTATTAAGGAGATTATATGCTATATACAGATTTAATTGCTGCTGCTAAACAATCTTTCCCAAATTTACAAATTAAATATAAAGATGAGTCATTTTTAATGAAAATATTGGGCAAATTATTATTTTTTAACCAATCATTTATGAAAACATATACAACTACAATTGGTTCAACTATATATTTTCCTTCAAAAACTTTTTTACAATTAAGACCTGCAATGATGACAATTATATTTTTACATGAATTAATTCATATTAATGATGCACAAAAACTTCCAAAATATGTTTTTGAATTTTTATATTTATTCCCACAAATAATATCTTTATTATTAATACCATTTTTATTTGTTAGTTGGAAATTATTTTTACCATTAATAATATTATTTGCATTACCACTGCCAGCATATTTTAGAATGATTTATGAAAAAAGGGCATATTTGGTTTCATTATATGTTACTAATAAATTAAATCAAAAATATCAATTAACAAATACTTTAGAAGAAAATAAAAATTTGTATTTATCGCAATTTAAATCTAGTGCATATTATTTTATGTGGATATTTCCAAGTTTGGAACAAAAATTTAATGACGGTTTAAAAAAAATATTAAATAATGAGCGCCCTTTTGATGATAATGTATTTGATATTATCGATAGTTTGATAGAAAAAGTATAAAACTAACATATTGTGTGATATAATATTTCGCGTATAGATATTTAAATCTGTTGGAAAAATTATAAATATGAGCAATTACGACATTGGAATAATTGGAGCTGGTATGGCAGGCGCTTTTGCAACATTAAGAGTTGCAAAAGAATATAGTGATGTTAAAACAATTGTATTTGATTTAGGTAGACCTCCCATGAAACGTCGTCGCCAACTTGAAGGTTGGTTAGGGTGTTTACCAAATAGTGATGGTAAATTATATCAAAGTGATATTAATAAAGTGTCTCAATTAACTGGTTTAAGAAAAGCAAAATCTGCTAATACTTGGATATCTCATGTTTTAGACGAAATAGATTCTTTTAAAATTATTAAAGATAAACCACTAGGCATTAATATATCAAAAAGAATTAATAAACTTGGATTTAATATAATTCAAAATGATTATATGCAAATGTTTCCAAAAGAAATACATTCTTTATCAAAATATATGTCTGATACAATTGAGGATTGTAAAAATATAACATTAAGTTTTGACAATGAAATTAAAACTGTGTATAAACAAAAAGGTTATTTTGTAATTATTTCTGATACACAGGAAATAAAATGCAAAAAATTAATAATAGCCACAGGAAGAAGTGGTTGGAGATGGTCTAAAAATTTATTTAGTTCGTTAGGCATTGTTGAAAACAATGATATTGCAAGATTTGGTATAAGAGTTGAATTAAATGCTTCATATATGAAAGATTTTATTAAGTCAAGTTGTTCAATTATAAGAGATGATTTAGAATTAGGACCAATATCTTGGAATGGTACTGTTATTCCAGAAGATCACATTGATATGGCAATTTCTGCATTTCGTTCTAATGAAAATCGCTGGGATTCAGATAAAGTATCATTTTCATTAATTGGAAATCGTCCATATTTAAATAATGGGTTTGAACAAACTGATAGGCTTGGTAAATTAACATTTGTATTAACAAATGATCGTATAATTAAAGAAAGAATAAGTCACATTATAACTGGTAAAAGTAAAATTTCAATTATTCCAGAATATAATTGGTTATCAGAAAGTATAACTGAAATTTCTAATTTTATCCCTGATATTATCAATAAAGGTTATTATCATGCTCCAACTATTATGCCTTTAGCTCCAAAAATAAATATTGGAAATAATTTAGAAAGTGAAATTGATGGCATGTTTGTTGTTGGAGAAAGTGCTGGAATTCCAGGATTACTTTCAGCTGCATTAACAGGCGTAATTGCTATAGATAGTATTTGTAAGTGAGTATAACATGTCTAATAAAAATATAACAGATAATACAAACACAGCAACAGAAGAATATAAAGACCAAAATTCTAAATATAATTTAAACAAATTTGAATATGATCTTTATCATGAAGAAGATAATGTTGTAGAAAAAGTAATTAGAGTTAAAAGATTTTCTATGCCAAATAAAGGTGATAAATGGAAAATTTATGAAGATAATAAAGTTATATTTATAATTGAAGGATCTAAATTGACATCAAAACAAAAAGAATTTTTATATACAATTGATGGCGTTAATTTTTTACTTCAACAATTTAAGGTTGGAATTAAATCATTTAATGCACTTAAAATTGAAATAAAAAAAATATTAGAAAATAAAAAAGATTGACATGTCGTGCAGACGCCTTATATTTACGTAGTAATTTTATAAAAGGTGTCTAATGGAATATACTTTGTATGTTACTGATGTGGAAACAACTGGTTTAGATAGTAGAATTCATGATATTATTGAAGTGTCATTATTAAGACTTTCAGATAATATTCAAAAAACTTGGCATTTAAAACCATTAAATCCTGATGCGGCAGAAGCGGCTGCATTAAGAATAAATGGTCATAAATTAGAAGATTTAAAACATTTAACAAAATTTGGTAGAGAAACATATAGAGATCCAAATGAAGTGTTGATTGAAATGGAAAATTGGATTCAAGAAGATGGAACGCCATCTGAAAAAAGAATTTTAGTTGGTCAGAATATTCCTTTTGATAAGGACGCATTAGAACAACTTTGGAAAAAATGTAATGCAAAAGATACATATCCATTTGGTCGTAGAATGGTAGATACTATGCAAATAGAGTTTTTCTTAGATCTATGTAAAGGTTCTATGGCTGAAGGATATAGTCTATCAAATTTAGTTAAAAAATATGGCGTTAAAAATGAAAAAGCTCACACAGCTGAAGCTGACGTTAAAGCCACAAGAGAAGTATTTGATAAACAAGTTGAATTCTTTAAAAAAGTTTTAAATGTCTAATAAATACTATTAATGAGAATATTATATGCAGCTTCTAATAATTTAGGATCCAAAATTCAATTATGGAGATTTTATCAATCTGTTAAAAATCTTCCAATTGAAATAAAATATGCTGCATATTCCAAGTCTAGTCCAAATATTAATATTGATTGGACTTTAGATGCTTTAATAAACCCATTTAGACCAAATTCATTATCATTAAACAATGATAATGTTCACATATATTTTGAACAAATAAAAAAATATAATCCAGATTTGATTATATCAGATTTAGAGTATTTTACATCATATATAGCAAATTTATTAGATATAACGTTATGGCAATGTAGCCCATTATTATTACATTTTGCTTTAACACATAAAAGCAAATATAATGCTGGATTATCAAATCAATATATTCATTTATTAAAACAAGATTCTGAAGAATATCAAAAAATAATAAACATTATTAGCAATTCAAATGCTAATTTTGTTTATTCGCATTTTGGGGATATAATTAATCCGCCAGATTTAAAAGATGGTTTTGGTTGGATTAGACCTTATCATACAGTAGGTAAAATTTATAAACCATGTGAACATGATAATGTTGTAGCGCTTATAAACAATAATAATAAGATAGTTAACTCTATAAAAAATAAAGATACTGTAATATTTTCAGAGTTTCCAAATGAAACACATGATAATATTACTATGAAACATATTTGGAATTCAGAAGATTATTATTGTAATATTTATAATTCAAAACAATTTGTTTGTGAAGGTTATATGAGTTTCCTAGCTGATGCTTTTTATAATGGTAAAAAGAGCACTTTATTTCCAAACTATAATGATTTAGAGTGTATTACAAGTTCATTATACTCTAATCATTTAGGATTAAGTCAATTATTTAATTTAGATCTAAAAAAAGAAACAGTACATGTTGATTTAAAAAATATCAAGATGTTACATGAACATATAGGGTATTTATGAAATATTTAGCATTGGATATTGGTAATGTATTAGTTAATGTAGATTTTACTGGTGTATTGAATGTAATTTCTAAAATAGCTAATATATCTATTAATGATGCCGAACAATTTTTAATTAAAACACAAAAGTTTAATGAAATTGGTTTAACCACATTATCACAAGAATTAGAAAAATATTTTAACATTAAATCTCCAATTTTAATAAATAATATTTTACATGAATGGTATAAATGTGGCAAAGCAAATGATCTTATTTTAGATGAAATATTGCAATGGAAAAAAGAAATGAATTTAAATATTGCTTTACTTTCTAATATTGGTATAGAACATGCTTATATAATGCCAAAACTTTTAAGTTATGGTTATTTTTATGATTATACTATAAAACATATAAGTTGTGAAGTTGGAGCACGTAAGCCAAGTCTGATATATTATCAGAGCTTCTTGCAACAATTTCCTGAGTTCTCTGGATGTGTATATGTGGATGACATAAGTGAAAACTTAGAAGCATCTAAAAAATTTGGTTTTAAAACATTTCAATTTTCTTTAAAAGATTTAAATTCACCAAAAGAAATTAATAAAAAATTAAAAGAATTAAAGAAATTATTAGAGGAATAAAATGAATTTTATAGATAATAATTACTATATTAGTAAAGATGATATTCATGAAGGTGTACCAAATCAAATAAATGTGTCTGATTTATTAAATAGTTTATCTAATAAATTAACTGATCGATGTTTATCCGAAAACGCTTTTTGTTATATAAGCAAAGATAGTAAAAATAAAACAAAATATCCACATCTAATAACTGCTATAAATACTGTGTTTTGGTTATTAAAATCTGCAAATAATAGACCAGTTTTTATGGTTATAAATGGTTATGATTGGGAAATGACTGATGGATTTTATTTTTTCATAGGACTACATGATTCTATAAAAGAAAAATTAATAAAATTATCAGAAGACCGACTTAATTGTAAAGAATAGTGATATATTATTTATAGTGGAGATATAAAGGAATCAAATGACTAAAACTATAACTGATGAAAGAAGCAAATTTCAACCTGCAGGTAGAACAAAATTAATTAAAGGAAGCATACTTGCTCCCGAAAATGCTGGATTAAGATTTGTTCTTTCTGTAACAAATATGGCTGGTAAAATAGAAAGTCCATTATATCCAGTTTTTGAAAAAAAATGGAAGAAAGTAAAAGAAGAGGCTAAAGGCTGGTTTAATACTAAAACTGGTGCTTATAAATTAGGAGCAACCAATAATACTGCTGTTCAAAGCGATACCTGGGTAATTCATCTTCTTTGTCAAGATGAAGAGCTAAAAACAAATGTTAAAGCTCTTGAAGAATGTTTAAATAAAGTATGTGCATCAGCTAAATTTGAAAAAGCATCTGTTCATGTATCAACTTTATTAACAGATAGTATTCCAGAATTATCTGGTTTATTAACTAAGACTTTACTTGATAAAGGTGTTTCTGTATACTTTTACGAAGAACCATAATATTTAAATTATAAATAAAGTTTAACCCCCATAATGGATATCCATTATGGGGTTTTGTCGTTTATAATGCCATTTAAAAAGCATATTCATATGGCAAACAGTATTGATCAGGAAATTAATGAACTTCTAACAGAAATGGGAACTAAAACGGAAACCCCAGAATCTACTGGGTTTCAAGCGCCTATTAAAGATACTTGGTATTCTTCTGGAGGATTTTCTACAACTAAAACTGATGCAAGACACGAACATGGTCATAAAGCTATTGATATGAGAGCTTTGGCTGGTACACCAATTTATCCTTTATCTGCTGGCGTTGTTATAAATGTAGGCAATAGTAGTATTGGTGGTAATTTTGTAAAAATACAACACAATAAAGAACTTTCATCTTATTATGCTCACATGAGCACTGTAAAAGTACATGAAGGCGACCATGTTGATTTAAATACTATTATTGGAACCGTTGGGGCAACGGGTAGTGCCAAGGACACATTTCCGCACTTGCACTTGGAAGTTTATAAAAACGGAATGAACATCGATCCAACAGCAGCCGGCTACTTCGCGGGGAAAACTTATACAGACCCTAGAAAAAATCCAGAAGAAGCAGGATATATTGGCAACTATTGGACATCGGATGAAGCCAAAGCGGCTGCAAAATCTTTTAATATGGCTAAGCATAAAGCAAAAAAGCCAGTCTTCAGTAGTCGCGTTGACGACATACTAAAACTGGCTAGTGAGTTTGATTTATTATCTAGGTATTAAGTTATCTGGGAATATATATTTTATATATAGACCCATCATTATCATCTTTTGATGAAGATGAGATTGTAAAATCTTTTTCTAAAAATCCGAGTGGAAATTTAACTATTTCTCCACTTGATTGATCAATTGCTAAAGGCAAATGAGTGATATGAACTTCATCTATTTTATATGATTCATTTGAATTATGCATCATAAATGCCATCTTAAAAACTTCTTGCCCACCAATTACCCAAATAATTTTTGACTTATCTGCACTGTCTATTGCGTCTTTATATGTACGTTTAATTTGTGCTGGAGTATTTACTGATTTTGATTTACTTAAAACAAAATTATCTCTTTTAGGCAATGGTTTGCAGTTAATAGACTCCCACGTTTTATATCCCATAAGAACCACATTATCAGTAGTTAATTTTTTAAATCTTGCAATATCTGCTGGATAATCTTTAAAAGACCATGGTATTGTATTGTCTTTTCCTATAACAAAATTTACATCAACTGCAACTATTAATTTAATCATTATTAAGTCCTTATCTATCAATAATATTGAATATCATTATGACATGTGGTATTTATATATTAAAATTTCCTTCTGGAAGAAATTATATTGGGCAAAGTGTTTGTATTGAAAGTCGATTTATAGAACACAAAATGGAGGCTAAAAAATGTTTTATGTCAGAAAAACTATTAGTTAATACTAAATTAAATGCTGCATATAAAAAATATGCATGGTGTTTAATTAAAACAGAAATTTTAGAAGAGTGTAAAAAAGAAGATTTAAATGATAGAGAAACATTTTATATTAAATTATATGATACATTTAATAATGGGTTAAATTGTACAACTGGTGGTCATTCTTTGTTTAGTAGAAGTGATGAAACAAAACAAAAATTAAGAGATATTAACTTAGGTAAAAGAGGTGGCATACAAGCTATACCATTTTATATAGATGGTATTAGATATGTATCTATACTTGATGCTAGTTCAAAATTAAAAATACCACACAAAACTATTCATAATAGATTAAACTCTACAAATATAAAGTATTCTAATTATCTTTATGAAGATAAAAATCTAATACCAATTAGACATAAAAGAAAAACAAAACGTCAACAAAAAGTAAAAATTAATGGTATTATTTATCAAAGTGGAAGCGAAGCATCAATTATTTTAAATATTTCCGTTACAACTATATTGCGTCGTGCCAGATCCTCTTCCAAAAAATTTATAAATTATGAGATAATAGATTAAATAGCCATATCAGCTTTAATTGCTGAATGAGATTGGTAATTAATAATTTCAAAATCATCAAATGATAATTTTTCCATATCTTCAATTGAAACAATATTTTTATTTATATTTAAAGTAGGAAAATCATATGGTTGTCTTGACATTTGTAATTTTACTTGATCTATATGGTTTTTATATATATGAGTATTTCCTCCGCAAAAGATTAATTCTTTTGCTTTTAAACCTGATGCTTTTGCAAACATGTGTGTTAAAATAGCATAACTTAATATATTAAATGGTAATCCTAAAAAGCTATCTACAGATCTTTGATACCATTGACAGCTTAATTCTCCATTAACTACTTCAAATTGAAAAAAACAATGACAAGGCTCAAGAGCCATTTCATCTAGTTGATTTGGATTCCATGCAGAAACAATAATTTTTCTACTATTAGGATCATTTTTAATCATATCTAGTGCTTTAGTTAACTGATCTGTTCCTGGTGGTGTTGACATTATTCTCCAATAATGTGGAGAATGATTTTCATATGTATATCCGCCAAAATTTCGCCATTGAAAACCATAACCTTTGCCCATATCTCCTTCTGGAAGATATTGCAATCCTCGTTTATCAAGAAATTCTCTTGTAGTATTACCTTTCCAGATATTTACGCCTTTGGCTTCAAGTTTTTTGGTATCAGTTTCTCCACGAAGAAAAAATAGAAGTTCTTCTATAACACCACGAGAAAACATTTTCTTTGTAGTAAACATTGGTATTTTATTGTTCTCTAGTGAAAATCTTAATTGAGTTCCAAATATAGAATATGTTCCAACACCAGTTCTATCTGAACGCTCATTGCCATTTAATATTTTAGATAATAAATCTAAATAATTCATTTCTTCTTTATTCATTACTTTCCTCTTTAATATAATGGGTAGCGTTAAATACTGCTTTTGCACAAGCAGCATACCAATCTTGTAATGGTCCTTCCCACATTATTTCTGTTACATTACGATTTTTGCATGTAATTGTCGAAACTCTAACAATAACTTCATAATCACGATTATGAGGGTGCGATTTATTTGATAAGTCATATCTAATTACATTAACCTGTACATCATTAATTGTCGTTAATTTATGGTCTATATTAAGATAGAGGTATTTTTCATTTGCATATAATGCTAATAAATTTAAATTATTCATTTGGTTCCTTTAAATCTGGATATAAAACTTCAATTGTTACAACTAATTCTGGAGAGTCTCCACAAGTTGGGCAACCAGAACTAGTTATATACATTCCGGTATTTATTTTAGTTGTATTAAATAATTTAGATAGTTTTTCTAAATTTTCAAAAGTAACATAATTAGAATTAACGTTATCAATTTCTATGTTACCGTTTTCATCTATTGATAAATTAGATCCAATAAATATATCTTTTACTTTTTCAATAAAATATATTGGTATTTGTTTTTTCATTTGGCCTTTATAATTAAATTTGTATAAATTCAACATCTCTTTGAAATGAAAGAATATCTGAAGCGCCGGCATAAGTTATTCCAGATTTTAATGCTCCAGAATATCTTTCTAATAATTTTTCTAAAGAAAGTCCAATATCTAAAAATCTTACACCACCTTCAGAACAAGTTCCTGGTTTTAATCCATTTTTCCATTTATTTTGAACATATTCTGATGCCATACCAGCATATAATTTTTTTTGTTCACCATTAACTAATACAGTTTCTGCTGCGCTTTCCGGACATGCAGCAAATATACTTCCAGCCATAATTGAATTTGCTCCAGCAGCAATTGCTTTTGTAAAATCTGCTGGTTCACGAATTCCACCATCACTAATAATTGGTATGCCAAAATTTTTAGATATTGTTTTAAATTTTAAAACTGTTGAAAATTGTTTTTCTGTACATCCTGCAGTATTTTTAGTTTCACAGGCTAAACCTTGAGCAATACCAACTTTAATAGCATCAACAAAATCATAGCATTCATAAATAATGTCTACATTTGTAGTATTTCCAATTATGATTTTAGTATCAGATGAAAATTGTTTAATTTTTTTAGCTAATTCCAATACGGCATCACTATAACCATGAGCAATATCAATTGTAATTATATTTGCTCCATTTTTTATTAACAATTTAGCTAAATCAAATTGGTTTTTGTCTATTCCAATAGACACGGGAACTAAATTACATTCTTTTGCAACTTCTTTTGTGCTTTTAATAATATTCTCATCAGAATCTGCTCTATGTAATATGCCCAAAGCTCCATATTTATATAGTTTAATACAAAATTCTGAATTAACAACTGTTGACATATTAGCAGCAATAATTGGAATTTGTAATTTAATGCCTTTTATTACTTCAGATTCTATATTTACATCTAATCTTGATTTACAAATATTTTTTTTCTGCTTAATTGCTATATTTTCAAAACCAAGACTTTTTTCCATATTTGAAATTAATAGTGACGGTGATAATACATATCTTTTATTAATTTTATCAAAAATTATTAAATTTTTACTAACCATTTCAAATGCTAGTTGTTCTAATTGAGAATGTAATAATCCATGTTCTGATGAACTTAATTCTATTAAGTTTGAAATAGAATTATCTGTTTTAATACCATTAATGTGATGTATTTCATTTAATTGGCTTAATGGTTTATTAAGAATATTAGACATTATTAATCTATGTTCTTGAACATGAGATTTTGATAGCGGATCCCATTTTAATACATGACCAGATGATGATATTTTTCTTTCTAAAATTCTTAGATTTTTACCATCTTTAAAAGATTTTGATTTTCCTTTAGTTACTTGAGAAATTTTTATTTTGGATTCATTTTTTTTTGCAGGATTATTATTACCTGTATTATATATTTTCATTGAACATGAAAAACAATAATCTGAAGTTGTATTATGTTTTTTTCTACATCTCACAACAGTATTCCAAGAAACATTTTTAATGTTTCCACACATATCACATTTTTTGGCAACCAATTCTTTGGATGAAAACTTCAAATTAAAAATATTTTTACCAGTCAAAGAAACATTTCCTATGATCATCTTTAAATCTCCAAACCACATATAACACGAATTATTTTATAAAATTAATGTTATATTTTATACGTAAGCTTTAATAATGTAATTTTTATATAATTAAAGTCAATCGCTGAAATGGAGAAAAATGGAACGCGAAATTAAAATTATTATGAAGTTTGAAGATAACGATGCGCTTAGATCATCTAAAACTATGTTATACTTAGACAATACTCCAATTGGATGTATTCAGAATATGAAATTAGAGGTTGATGCATATAGTCATTTACCAAATTTAACAATTACATTTCCAAATCTTGAATCAGATAAAATTGATCCAAGTTATTATGAAAAGCCTAATTTATTAAATAGAGTAAAAATGTATGTAGATATGCTTAAAAATATACATGGTGTTAATATAGTATTAAAGAAGATATTTTAAAAATAAAAATGAGGGGAAATGAGTGATTTTGCGCCTTATACAACAGATAAAGTTTCTTTTATAATAAAGAATACTACAACTGATAGAAATAAAACTATTAGTGTATTTGGTTGTTCTATATTATATAATCAAACAAAAGATCTTATGTCATTGCCTGGAATATCAGAATCTGATATTAGAGATTCTTTATTAAAAGGTGAATTAAGAAATAAATTATTATATGGAGATATTACTATTGTATTTAGTAATGTTGAATTGATACAATTTAGTGAATCGCAAAAAACATTTTTATCAACAAAAGGATTAACAAATGGATTATCTGCTAATTTTGATTCTATCATAAATGTACCTATACATAATTATGTGAATAATTTATCAGAATTAGAGGCGTTATCTGTTGTGGATTTTGATGATAATATTTTAGTTTATGTTGCTTCTGTATCAGATTTTTACCAATTAGATAAAACTTCTAATTTAATATCAGATAATATTGCAGTATTAACAGCTTCTGAAGGTAAATGGGTTAGAAAATTAATAAGACATAAAAAATGGAGTTATCAATCAAATTGGTATATTGATTCTATTTATGGAAATGATGAAAATGATGGATATACATCAGTAACAGCAATTAAAACATGGAAAGAATTTCAACTTAGAGTTAGTTATTTAGCAACAAATATGAATGTTTATATATTAAACAATATGTCTGAAATATTAAAGGGAAATTTTGAAGGATATAATGGATCTTGGACATTAAATATCATAGGTGTTCCAACTATATTAGAAACATTAATTAATACAACATTTACAGATCCTGTAAGATCTGGAGTTCAAGCACCTGGTACAATGTCTAGTTCAAATGTTTCTAATTTTACCCCATATGATGGTAAATTTCTTAGAGCAAATAATACAAAATGGGCACCAATATTAGGAATAAGTGGTGGAACCAATCCAGTGTTACCATATTGGACAGATAATTCTTTTAATACAACTAAACCAACAAATGGAACTTCTATAGAAATATTAAGTTTACCGGAAGTTGAAAGTATAATTATAACAGTAACATCAATTAAATTGATAGTAAGTTATTTAAAATTTACCACAACAAATGCATTTGAAGCTCCATATATTATTGGTTCATATTTTGGTAGATTTATTTGTTGTGATTTTGCGTGCACATTTTTTAATGCATCTGATACATATTATTTTTCATGTATGTTATCTGGATCTGGCTCTTTTATCCCATTTTTGACAGCAAGATTTATATGTGGAGGATCTCGTAGAGCAATATTTCATGGAAATGTTGGCGTTGCACAATTTACGGGTTTTATTATATATGGTGCAAGTGGTGTTGGATTAGAGTTTGGAAATCAAAATAATTCATCAATAATATCTCAAATTGATACTACTGGTACTAGCCTTGGTATTGGAATATTTAATTCTTCTGGAACTGGAATTAAATTAGGACAAGGTGCAAAATTAAGTGCCCAATCTCTTTTTGGATCTGGTAATGGTGGATATGGATTTGAAATAAATTATGGTGCAGACGCATGGTTTGCATCTACTCCAAGTATAACTGGTACACTTGGCGACTTACAATTTTGTGGAAGCTCAACTGCTATACCACCATTAACAGCTGGAGCTTCAGTACCAGCAGCAGCAACTCTTACTACATGGTCAAACTTTACCTCATCTCCATTTAATAGTAGAGTTATGCATTATGGTAATGGTACAAAAATGGCTGGTTCATAATGAAAAAAATATTAATTTTAACTATATTGTTAGTTGGGTGTCATTCAGATGCAATGCCTCCTCATCCACCACCAGTTGTTACAGACACTGAATGGTGTGAAGCTGCTGAAGTAAATCTTAAATCTCTTAAATGCATTCCTATAGATAAACCATATACTAAAAAAGGTTTAACATTTACACAATTTTGTCAAAAGAAACAAGAAGATGGAATATTTTTAAATCCAAAATGTTTAGCAAATGAAGTAACTAGTAAAACGGGTTGTGGATACATTGATGTATGTACTAGTACCAAACCAAAATAAGGATATAAAATGAAATTTGGATTAAAACCTGGGAAAGATGATGCAAATGATTTTGATTTTAAATCAATTAAATATAATTTAATTAAATTAGCAGCTAGTTCTGGAACTGAACATATAATACCAGAATTTACTCCAATTTCAAATCAAGGTCATATTGGTTCTTGTGTTGCAAATAGTACAATAGATGCATTAGAAATATTAATGGGATTAACTGGAAATGTAGTACAATTATCTAGGTTATTTGTATATTGGAATGCAAGACTTTATGATGGTGAAACCAATGTAGATAATGGAACTTACATTAAAAATGCATTTGCATCTTTATCTAAAGATGGTGTATGCTTAGAAAGCACATGGGATTATGATACTTCTAGAGTATTTTCACAACCACCAATCCAAGCTTATGCTGAAGGATCTGATAATACAATAAATTCATATTATAAAATAAAATCAACTGGAGTTCAAAGATTAGATGAAATTGAATCTGCTATTAGAGCAAATCATCCGGTTGTATTTGGAACTGGAGTTACTAATAGTTTTTGCACTTATTATAATGATAATTCTGTTGTATGGGCAGCACCTAAAGATAAAATTATAGGACTGCATGCAATGATTATTACTGGAATAAGAGAAGTAAATGGTTCATTACAATT